ATGCGTACGGAAACTTTCAATCAGTTCAGCCTTTACTTGAGCGATGTGGCCCGTCTGAATGGTGTGAGCGTCGAGCAGGTGAAAAGCGACTTCAGCGTCGAACCCAGCATTCAGCAGCGGCTGGAAAGCAAGATGCAGGAATCCAGTGAATTCCTGAAGTCGATCAATTTGTACCCTGTCAAAGATCAGGTTGGAGAAACCCTGGGCATGGGCGTATCTGGTCCGATTGCAGGCACGACGGATACGGACAAGCAAGAACGCCAAACCTCTGACATCAGCCAACTGGAAGCAAATGGCTATTTCTGCCAGCAGATCAACTACGACAGCCACATCAAATACGCAAAGCTGGATGCGTGGACCCGTTTCCCCGACTTCACCACTCGTCTGAATGCCGCCATTGTGCAGCGCATGGCGCTGGACCGAATCATGATGGGTTTCAACGGCATTGCCCGTGTGAAAACCAGTGACAAAACCAAGAACCCGCTGCTGCAGGATGTGGCCAAGGGCTGGCTGCAAAAAATCCGCGAAAACGCGCCCAAACGCTGGGTCAAGGAAGGCAAGAAAGTGCCGGGGAAGATTCAAATCGGCGAGGACGGCGACTTCAAGACGCTGGATGCCCTGGTTTTGTCTGCATCCAGAACCTTTCTGGACCCGTGGTTTCGCAATGACACTCAGCTGGTAGCCATTACCGGCAGCAATCTGGTATCCGACAAACTGTTCCCATTGGTGAATCGCATCCAGCCTCCGACCGAACAGCGAGCCGCCATGGACATGATCATCAGCCAGGTTCGTCTCGGACCGATGCAGGCAGTTCAAGTACCGTACTTCCCTGAAAATGCGGTGCTGATCACCCGCCTGGACAACCTGTCCGTATACAGCCAGGAAGGCAGTCTGCGCCGCAGCGTCAAGGACAACTCTGCGCGCGACCGCATCGAAACCTTCCAGTCCAGCAATGATGATTTCGTCATCGAAGATTACGGTTGCGTCGCCCTGATCGAGAACATCGAGAATCTGGAAGGCGCGCTGGTATGAAGCTGTTCCGAGAACACTTCCAGCGCATGTCCGCCGTTGAGGCTGCCGAAGAAGGTGAAGCCCTGGAGGGCTGCACCGCCTACGAGCTGATGCTGGTCAAGCTGGCCGAAGACAAGCGCCGCCTGAAGCAAATCCAGTCCATGGAAGGCAAGGCGGCCGTCAAGCGCGAGGTGCTGCCCGACTACGCCCCGTGGGTGGAAGGCGCGCTGGAAGGCGGGCGCGGCCAGCCTGACGACGTGCTGATGACGGTCATGACCTGGCGCATCGACGCCGGCGACTACAGCGGCGCGCTGGACATCGCCGAATACGCGCTGGCCCACGGCCTGCCGCTGCCGGACCAGTTCAGCCGCACCACGGCAACAGTCGTCGCCGAGGAAATCGCCGACGCCGCCAAGCGCGCCCGCGACGGCCAGCAACCCTTCGACCTGCAAACGCTGACCTACGCCGCCGAGCTGACCGACAAGCACGATATGCCGGACCAAGTGCGCGCCAAGCTGCTCAAGGAAGCCGGGCTGATCCTGGCCGAGCAGGCGCCGGCCGCCGCGCTGGAGCATCTGCGCCGCGCCCAGCAGCTGGACAACCGGGTCGGCGTCAAAAAGGACATCGAGCGCATCGAACGCGCCATCAAGCACAGCGCCCCGCCGCCCACTGGCGGCCAGGCGTAACCGAGCGACCCCGCGCGACTGACGGCAGGGGGTGGACGCCAGGCGCCAGCCAACGGCCGAAGCCCCCTCCACCGTCACCCATCAGGACAACCGCCATGCAGATCAACACCGTCAGCACCGTCAACGCCACGCCCACCAGCACGCCCGCGCCGGCCGATGGCGCGGCCATTGCATCCAGCCGCTTCTGGCCGGATGTGGAGCCGGCCCACTTCCGCGCCGCCATGCGCTACGACGGCACCGTCACCGCCGCCCGCCTGCGCGGCGCGCTGCTGGAAGCCATCGCCGCCGTCAATGGCGAGCTGGCCGGCTGGCGCATGGTCAAGATCGCCGGCGGCGCGCTGCGCCTGGCCGACATCAAGGCCGAGCAGATCGACGGCGAATCGGTGCTGGTGCAGCGCTGGCGCCGCGCGGTCTACGCCACCGCGGCGGCGGACCTGGCCGAGCGCTACCGCTCGTTTGACGCCACCGGCGCGGCCCGCCAACGCGCGGAGGATTTGGACGACACCGCCGACCAGCTGCGCGCCGACGCCCGCGCCGCCCTCCGCGCCCTGATGGGCGTCGGCCGCTGCACGGTGGAGCTGATCTGATGCGCGCCATCCGCGCCATGCAGGGCGACAGCGTGGATGCCATCGCCTGGCGCGTCTACGGCAAGACCCGTGGCGTGGTGGAGCGGCTGCTGCAGCACAACCCAGGGCTGGCCGAGCATGGCCCGGTCCTGCCCAGCGGCACGCTGGTTCAACTGCCGGACCTGCCGGCCGACCCGGCGCCCGCGCAAACCCTTATCAACCTATGGGACTAACACCATGGCAGAACCTGTAAGCAGTACCGCCACCACCGCCACGCTGGCCGCCGTCGCCGGCTTGGCCATGCTGCCCGGCATCGACGCCGCCGTGGTGCTCGGCGCTTTCGCCGGCGCGGCCGTATTCGTGCTGAGTTCGGACAGCCTGAGCCTGGCCAAGAAAGCCGGCTTTTTCATCGTCAGCTTTGTGGCCGGCCTGGTGGCCGCCGCCGGCGTGGCCAGCCTGCTGGCGCGCTGGCTGCCCATCGACGCCAGCCCAGGCGTGGGCGCGCTGCTCGCCGCCGCCCTCGCCGTCAAGGTGCTGCTGTGGCTGATCCGGCTGGCCGACGATCCGGCCGCCGCCGTGCGCGGCATGAAAGGGGGCGGCAAATGAACCTCGCCCACATCATCGTCGCCGGCCTGCTCGCCCTGGTGCTGCTGGCCTTCCAGCGCGGCAGCAGCCAGCACCGGCCATGGGCCAGCCTGCTCGCGTACCTGCTGATCGTCGCTGCCGGTGCGGTGGCCGTGCTGCGCCTGTTCGGCCGGCATGAGCTGGCGGAGCTGCCGCAGCTGTTCATCAACCTGGCGCTGCTGCTGGCGCTGATCGCCCAGCGCGGCAACGTGGTGGAGCTGTTCCGCAATAGCGGCCCGCGCCAATCGCGGCTGGCCATCCTGCTGAGGAAAGAGACATGGATCTGATGAAGAAAGGCGCGCACGGCCTATACGTGCAAGCGCTGCAAGACCGGCTCAACGCCGCCGGCGCCAAGCTGGCCGTCGATGGCTGGTATGGCGACGCCACCGAAGCCGTCGTGGCCGACTTCCAGCACCGCGCTGGCCTGGTGGTGGACGGCATCGCCGGCGCCAAGACGCTGGCCGCGCTGGCGGGCCAAGCCGGCCCGCGTCGTCAGCTGGGCGAAACCGATCTGCAGGACGCCGCCGAGCGCCTGGGCGTCGCCGTGTCCGTGGTCAAAGCCATCAACGCAGTGGAGTCGCGTGGTTCCGGCTTCCTGGCCGACGGCCGCCCCGTCATTCTGCTGGAGCGCCACGTCGCCTATCAGCGCGCCGGCAAGCAGGCCGACAGCCTGGCCGCGCGATATCCGGCCCTCTGCAACCAGGCCCGCGGCGGCTATGCCGGCGGCGCGGCCGAATGGGCGCGCTTCACCAGCTTGGCCATCATCGGCGGCGAACAACTGGCCATCGAGTCCTGCAGCTGGGGCGCGTTCCAGATCATGGGCTATCACTGGCAGCGGCTGGGCTATGTCGGGGCGTCCGAATGGCGCCTGGCGATGGAATCCGGCGAGCCGGCCCAGCTTGACGCCTTCGTGCGCTTCATCCTGGCCGAGCCGGCATTGCTGAAAGCCCTGCAAGCCAAGAAATGGGCGGACGTGGCGAAGCTCTACAACGGCCCGGCCTACAAAGAAAACCTCTACGACGCCAAGCTGCAGGCAGCCTATGAGCGGGCGGAAAGGCTGGCCGCATGATCGCCGCGCTGATGCCATTTATCCGCCGCCTGCTGCTGAACCTGCTGCTCGCCGCCGCCCTGCTGGCTGGCTACACCCTGTGGCAGCAAAGCGGCCAACTGCAACGCCAGGCATCCAGCTTGTCCGCCGCGCTGCGCGACAGCGCCACGCTGGCTGAACGCAACCGCGCCCAGGCCGAACAGCTGGCCGCGCAGGATGCCGCCATTCAGCAGCAGCAAGCCGCCAACCGCGAGCTGGCCAACCAGCTGTCTGCCCTGTCCCGTCAACACGCCGCCGCCGCGGCAAAACTGGAGGCCGCCTTCCATGCCACACCTGCCGCTGCTGCCTGGGGTAGCGCTGTTATCCCTGATCCTGTTGCCCGCCTGCTCGACACTACCGGCCCATCCGCCGCGCCCGCTGCTGATCCAGACCTGCCCGGCGGTGACGGCCTGCACCCTGCCGGCGCTGGCGCCGATCACCAACGCCCAGCTGGCGGACAGCTGGCAGCAACACCGGGCGGCGCTTGAAGCTTGCGCCGCGCAGATCCACCACATCATCCAATGCCAATCACGCCATGACTGATTTCTACGACCGCGCCCAGGAACTGGAGCAACGCCAGCGAGAAGAAGCCCTCGCCCGCCAGTTCGCTCACCTCACCCACGGCGCCAGCCTGAGCCATTGCGAAGACTGCGCCGAGCCGATACCGGAAGCGCGCCAGCGCATCGTCGCCGGCTGCACCCGCTGTGTGCAGTGCCAGGAAGATCATGAACAAGCCCGCTGACCTGCGCCGCGCTGTCGAAGCCGCTGTGCCTGAGCTGCGCGACAACCCCGACCGCCTGCTGATGCTGGTGGAAGATGGCGGCATCGTCACCGCGCCGGGCCAGCTGCATTTCGGCTACCGCTACACGCTGAAACTGGTCATCACTGACTTCACCGGCCATCTGGACCAGCTCGTCATTCCATTGCGCGCCTGGGTCGAACAGCACGAACCGCCGCTGGTGCAAAACCCGGAGCGCTTGGAGAAAGGTTTCCGCTTTGAGGTGGAATGGATCAGCGTCACGGCGGTGGATGTGCAGATCACCCTGCAGCTATCCGAAGGCGTGCGCGTGGACGTGGGGCAGGACGGCAATGTTACGGCCACCCACTACGGCGAGCCGGCCGACCCGTTCGAGGGCGTCGAGCATTGGACCGTCACCGTCAAGGGCGAAACCATCTATGACCATTGAACGGCTGGAGTCCGAACTGTCCGGCTTGCTGCACAAGGTGGCGCCGGCCGCGCGCCGCGCCCTGGCCCGCGACATCGGCCGCGCCCTGCGCCAAAGCCAGCAAAAGCGCATCGCCGCCCAGCAGAACCCGGACGGCAGCGGCTTCGCCCCTCGCCGGCCGCAATACCGCGAGCAGAAAGGCAGCATCCGCCGCCAGATGTTCGCCAAGCTACGCGCCACGCGCTGGCTAAAGATCGAGGCCAACGCCGGCGGCGTGGAGGTCGGTTTCCTGCGCCAGGTGGAACGCATCGCCCGCGTCCATCAATACGGCCTGCGCGACCGCATCAGTCGCTACGCCAAGCGCGAAGCGCAATACCCGGCGCGCGAGCTGCTGGGGCTGAGCGAGCAAGATTTCGAGATGATCCGCGATAAAGTACTGGATCATTTCACCAAGTAACGTTGCTTCTTAAATTACAAGCGGTCCTATTGTTAGTATTGCTGGTGGGTGCAGATCAGGGTTCCCTACGTGTCGCTTGTCAAAAACCTGATCAGTCGATTTCACTCCTAAATTGCTGGGATACAGTGCTGCGTCGGACCGTGGCTTTCGGATCGAAATCAGGGTCGGATGGCACTTTGGGGTTTCTGAGCGACGTCTCGGGAAAACTGTCGCCAGCGGTTACAATCCCCGCCCCGTGATACCCCGTCACCGTTACCTGTTTGTAACCAAGCTCAGTCAGCTCTTCGGCAAGATGCTGCGCCGGGGCTTTGTAAATATGCTTATCCCAAGTGAAGCCCAAAAACTGGGATTGCTCAACAAACTCACTGCCATATGTTGCAAGGTTTTCTGCCTTGAGATCGGGGACGGGTCTGGCATCAGCGGAGTTACAGCTGATCAACCGGATGTCACGAATGTCTTTTGGCACACCGATGTCCTCCAATTTTTTGGCGACCTCCTGCATGGTAAATAGACGTCCATCTGATGCAAGTTTGGCCAGCCCAGCGCTCCCGTGCGCATGGATATAGATTTTTTGATCAGATGTAAAATTAAAATCACCGGCCTTTTCTGCACGCACCGTATTGATCGCAAGCATGAACTGCATACCTGTGTCGACGTCTACATCTCCAGTTTTTAAACCTCTTTCGATATGCTGGTAGTCCTTCTTTTCGTTGCGCATGGTATGAAATTTATTCAAACCGGCCTCTTCGGTAAAAACCAGCGGATAGTTCGATAAGTCCTTGTTAGTATTGGCAACACGATGCACATATTGCCCCAAAGCAGATAGAAGATCCGTCTTGCCCGTGGTGGGTTCTCCTCCGTCACCGAGGTAAAGCATGACTGATTGTCGGGGCTGGACATTTGCAAATTGTGCGATGGGCATGGTGGTATCTACGGATTAGGGTTTCGGGTGTTTGAGCGGGGACGCTCACTGAGAAAATGCAAGGGGAGACTAGGCCATTCCAACTAGCAGGGCTTGCAATAATAGTTCATTGGCAGAAACAAGTAGAACTCTGAACATACGCCTCTAGCATCAAGAGGTTTTGTTAGCGGCCTAAAAACCTGTTGTAGTAAGAGACTCCCACACAACACCCACCGCGCGACACCCCGCGCCGGCCTGTGCAAACTGGCCGGTATGGATAATTTCGCTGACCTCTCCCGCCGCATCGAGTCACTGATCCGCCTCGGCACCATTGCCGAGGTGGACCACGCCGCGCGGCGCGTGCGCGTTCAAACCGGCGCGCTGACCAGCAACTGGTTGCCCTGGGGCGCGCGCCGCGCCGGGCAAACCCGCGACTGGAACCCGCCGACGCCGGGCGAGCAGGTGGTGCTGCTCTGCCCCAGCGGCGACCCGGCCGGCGGCGTGGCGCTGCTGGCCCTCTATTCCGACGCCTTCGACGCGCCGTCCAGCAGCCCTGACGAGCATCTGACCGTCTACCCGGACGGCGCCCGCATACTCTACAACCACGCCACCGGCGCGCTGTCCGTCACCGGCATTCAAACCGCCCTGGTGCAAGCCGCGCAGCGCGTCACCGTGGACTGCCCGGAGTCGCTGTTTACTGGCAACGTCACCATCCAAGGCCGGCTGACCGTGCTGGGCGACGTGTTCGCCAAAGCCCGCGCCACCGTGTCCGGCCTGTTCAGCTATCTGGCCGGGATGTCCGGTTCCGGCGGCGCAGGCGGGGCCACCACCATCAGCGGCAGCATCACCCATAGCGGCGGCCAGCTGTCGTCCAATGGCGTGGTACTGGACAGCCACACCCACCCGGACGCCCACGGCGGCAACACGGAGGGGCCGAACAAATGAACGCCATCGGCCTGAACCCCGCCACCGGCCGCAGCCTGAGCGGCGACGATCACCTGCGCCGCAGCATTGCCTGCATCCTCACCACGCCGCGCGGATCGCGCCTGGCGCGCCGGACCTTCGGCTCGCTGCTGCCGGAACTGATCGATCAGCCGCTGAACGGCAAAACCCGCATGCAGGCGATGGCCGCCAGCGTGATGGCGCTAGCCGAATGGGAGCCGCGCATCGAGCTGTCGCGTGTGCTGCTCAGCGTCGGCAGCGGCGACCAAGCCGGCCGCCTCACCATCGACATCGAAGCCAAGCGCCGCGACAGCGGCCAGCCCTTGGCCTATTCCATCCCCGTGCGAGGCTGACCATGGCAATCGACCTCACTCGCCTGCCCGCGCCGGCCATCATCGAGCCGCTGGACTACGAAACCCTGCTGTCCGAGTACAAGGCCCAGCTGCTGGCACTGGCGCCGGCCGAACTGCGCGACAGTCTCGCCGAGGCGCTGCAACTGGAAAGCGAATCGCTAACCCTGCTGCTGGAACTGGCCGCCTACCGCGACCTGCTGCAGCGCCAACGCATCAACGAGGCGGCCAAGGCCTCGCTGCTCGCATACGCCGAGAAAACCGACCTCGACAACCGCGCCGCCGACTACGGCGTGCAGCGCTTGCTGATCCAAGCGGCCAACCCGGACGCCAACCCGCCGACCGACGCCATATGGGAAAGTGACGAGCGCCTGCGCTACCGCTGCCAGATGGCGTTGGAAGGGCTGGCCACCGCCGGGCCGCGCGGCGCGTACAAATTCCACGCGCTCAGCGCCTCGGCCGAAGTGGCCGACGTGGATGTCGACACGCCCACGCCTGGCCGCGTGCGCGTCTGGCTGCTAGGACAAAGCGGTACCGCCAGCCAGGCGTTATGCGACACCGTCGCCGCGGCGCTCAGCGTAGAGCGCATTCGGCCGCTGTGCGACACCGTGGAAGTGCGCGCCGCGCAGCCGCGGGCCTTCCAGATCGATGCCACGCTGATCTATCAGCCTGACGGCGAATCCATCAGCGGCGGCGTGGACGGCGCCCGCCAGCGCCTGGCCGCCATGCTGGCCGAGCGACGCAAGATCGGCGGCAGCGTGCCGCGCTCGGCTATCGACGCCGCGCTGCATGTGCCAGGCATCGACCGCGTCATCCTGGCCAGCCCGGCGGAGGATCTGCAATGCGGCGTCGGCCAGTTCCCCGACTGCGCCGCCATCAGGATCGCGCCATGAGCCGCCAGCTACTGCCGCCCAATGCCACGCCGTTGGAAGCGGCGCTGGCCGATACGCTGCAAACCCATATCAACCCGTCGCCGCTGCGCGGCATCGCCGACAGCGCGCGCTGTCCGGACGCACTGCTGCCCTGGCTGGCATGGGAACGCAGCGTTGAGAACCTCAGCGCCGCCGCCACCGTGCCGCAGATGCGCGCGCTGATCCGCTCTTCCATCGAGGTGCATCGCCGCAAGGGCACGCTGGCTGCCGTGCGCCAAGTGTTCCGGGATCTCGACCTCGGCGAAGTGCGGATTGATGAAGGCAACAACCGCTATATGGCTAACGGCGACATGACGGCGGATGGTTTTTGCACCGCCGGCGCCCCGGACGGCTGGGCCGAATACCGCGTCCGCATCGACAAGATGTTGGATGTGGACCAAGCAGCTGCCGCTCGCCGCGTCCTCAACGACATCGCCCCCGCGCGCTGCGTGCTGTGGGGTCTGGACTTCACCGGCGCCACGCTGATCGCCAACGGCTACGCCCAGGCAAATGGCAAATACACTGCAGGAGTAATTACCGCATGACAGCCCTACCCAATCCGCAAAAACCCGGCTGGCCATCCATCACCCAATACGAAGTGACGGAGCGACTGCTAGGCGGCCCCGGCGGGCCACTCAACCGCGCGCCGTCTGAGTTGCTGGAACGGACGGAGTTTCTGAAAAAGCAGATCGACGACATCGTGTCCGGCGCCCTGGCGGCGGAATACGCCGACCGTCTCAAAACCCCACGCAACATTGCCATGACCGGCGACGGCAGCTGGAATGTGACCTTTGACGGCAATGGCAACGTCAGCGGCGCGCTGACGCTGGCCAACAGCGGCGTGACGGCTGGCAGCTACGGCATGGTGACGGTGGACACCAAGGGCCGCGTGACGGCTGGGCGGCAAATGCAGGCGGTCGACCTGCCGGCGCTGGACTGGAGCAAAATATCCAGCGGCAAACCCACCACGCTGGCGGGCTACGGCATCACCGACGCGCAGCCGCTCAGCGCCGACCTGACGGCGCTGTCCGACCTCAAAGGCTCGGTAGGGCTGTACGTCAACACCGGCCCAGGCACTTGCGCCGCCCGCAGCCTAGCGGCCGGCCAGGGCGTGACCGTCAGCAATGGCGACGGCAAAAACGGCAACCCAACAGTGGCGCTCGCCAACAGCGGCGCGGCGGCTGGCAGCTACGGAATCGTCACCGTCGATACAATGGGCCGTGTTACGGCTGGACGACAAATGCAGGCAGCCGACGTGCCGGCGCTGGATTGGAGCAAGATTACGTCAGGCAAGCCGACCACGCTGGCGGGATATGGCATTCAAGACGGCCAAGTAGTTGGCGCCCTGCCTGATGGGGCTGACCTGGATAAGGCTGTAGTGAGTGGCTGTCACTACATCAGCAATCCGAAGAATGCGCCGGCCGGCGTGTCTTATGGCGTGTTGTCCGTCATGCGCGGGGCGGGTGATACGGTCATTCAGTTTGTTGCCGGCATTACAGGCCGGGTCTGGTTCCGCAACGGCAATCCGCAAGCCTCCGGAGGCGGCGGGAAATTTCAGAATTGGGAGAGCCTGGCAACGATAACGGATATTGAAAACATCAAGTCAGGCCCGGATGCCGTCGCCTACGCCAACAGCCTGAAAACCCCGCGCAACATCTCTATGACAGGCGACGGCAGCTGGAGCGTCGCTTTCGATGGCAGCGGCAATGCCAGCGGGGCGTTGAGGTTGGCAAACAGCGGCGTCAGCGTGGGCAGCTACGGCATGGTGACAGTGGACGCCAAAGGCCGCGTCACGGCTGGGCGACAGATGCAGGCGGCAGACGTGCCGGCGCTGGACTGGAGCAAGATCACGTCCGGCAAGCCAACTACGCTGGACGGGTATGGTATCGCGGATGCCATACCGCAATCTGCGATGCCTGGCAGTGTGGGATCGGAAAATATCTGGCAGCGTCTGCCCAATGGTTCCATTTTCTGCGCAGGCCGAGTCAATATCCCCGCGGGAGGCACTGTTACCGTGCCACTGCCAGTCGCGATGCGCACCGGTTTTGCGGCAATTTTGGCGGTGCCGATGTCTACATCAACCAATGCAGGCGCCTATCCGTTTGGTGGAGCCGAGCCAATAGACATGAGCAACATCAAAATTAAAAACCACTACTCCTATTCATCACTAGTCTTTGCATACCTGGTTTGGGGGGCATGATGTACTACAGCGCCAAGCTCAATGCGTTTTTCGATGACCCTGCCTACTATCATCAGCTTCCGGATGATTTAAAAGAAATCTCGGATGAACTTTACGCACGCGTCATGACATGTCGCTCGCCAGACGATGATGTGATACCTGGGCCTGATGGGCTTCCCATGTGTCAGCGGCGGCCGGGACTGGACGGGCCATCATTGGGCGAGCAACAAAAAGTAGATATGAAGATGTCAGAAGCCAATCAGAAAATACAGATTTTGGCCGACGCTATTGACTTGGGCATCGCTTCCCAGGAGGAAAAGCGCGATTACGATCTATGGCGAAAATATCGGGTTTTACTATCTAGAGTGCCTCAGCAGCCCGGCTTCCCCGCCAAGATTGACTGGCCCACGCCACCGGGAACTGATTGACGAAAGCCCCGCACACGCGGGGCTTGTTCATTGTCGGCAGCCGTCTATCAAGCAGCTTGTTGCTCGATCTGCGCCGCCTCATACCTCAACGCAGCGGCGGCGCTGACTGCGAAGAAGTGGATCGACGGGTCTTCATGATGGCTGGCGAAAGTCTCGCCCAGGTGCGCCAGGCAGACGCAGAGGTTTTCCAGCGTCTCGCGCGGGTCATGTCCGATCAGGGGATTCAGGGTATTGGCAACAGAACGATTGTGCATGTCTATCCTCATTTTTTATTGAATCAGGCAATTAAATGCCAAGGCTCTATTTTTACGAAATTATTACAGGTTTGATATTGTCGTTTAAGCCAACCCGCTGCATAACCTCTGGCAAAAAAATGTGCGCCACCAGCAAGCGCGCATCCAGCCGCTTGCCCGCTTCAGATTTAAGCCCCAGTTTTCTATAGGCATTTTCGATATGGGCGCGGATGGTTCTTTCAGTGATGCCCAGCGCTTGCGCAGCATCGCGGTAACTGCGGCCAGCGGCGATAAGTAAAACTACGGACACTTCCGCATCGGTTAAACGCCCCAACTGCTTCGCTTCCCTCTGCTGACGCCGCGCAGTTTCGGCCAGCAACTGCCGCAAATCCGCCGCCATCCTGGCGCGCAAATGTAGCGGCGCATCCGATTGCCCCACATCCGCCATCCAATTTAACAACGTGAGCATATCCGCTGAATCCGCCTTCTCCAGAAATCGCTGGATCAGATCGGAAGCGGGAACGGGCATAGACTCCTAAGCAAAATGCGCCAAACAGCATGCTAGGTTGTACCGTTGCCTGATACAACAAGCTCAGCTCGCGCCTGAATATCAAGCGGGGCAACATGCTCAGAACCTCACCCGGAGACTGAGACATGCCCCAGGACTACCACCATGGCGTCCGCGTGCTGGAAATCAACACCGGCACGCGCCCCATTCGTACTATTTCCACCGCCATCATCGGCATGGTCTGCACCGCGGACGATGCCGACCCGGCGGCCTTCCCGCTGGACGTCCCGGTCTTGCTGACCGACGTGCAAGCCGCCATCGGCAAGGCGGGCAGCAAAGGCACCCTGGCCGCCAGCCTGCAAGCCATCGCCGACAACGCCAGCCCGCTGGTGGTGGTGGTGCGCGTCAAAACCGGCAAGGACGCGGCGGAACAAAACAGCCTGATCATCGGTACCACCACCGCCAGCGGCCAAAACACCGGCCTCAAGGCGCTGCTCAGCGCCCAGCAGCGCGTCGGCGTGCGCCCGCGCATCCTGGGCGTGCCGGCGCTGGACACCCTGCCGGTGGCCACCGAGCTGGCCGCCCTCGCCGCCAAGCTGCGCGCCTTCGGCTACGTCAGCGCCAACGGCTGCAAAACCAAGGAAGATGCCGCCGCCTACCGGCAAAACTTTGGCCAACGCGAGCTGATGGTCATCTGGCCGGACTTCACCGCCTGGGACGGCGCGGCCAAAAAGGACATGCCCGCCCCTGCCGTCGCCCGCGCGCTGGGCCTGCGCGCCATGCTGGACGAAACCCAGGGCTGGCATAAGACGCTGTCCAATGTGGTGGTGCAAGGCGTCACCGGCATCAGCCAGGACGTGTACTGGGACTTGCAGAACCCGGCCACCGACGCCGGCTTCCTCAATGAAAAGTCCATCACCACCCTGATCCGCCGCGACGGCTTCCGCTTTTGGGGCAGCCGGACTTGCAGCGACGATCCGCTGTTCGCGTTCGAGTCCTACACCCGCACCGCCCAGGTGCTGGCCGACACCCTGGCGGAAGCGCATATGTGGGCCATGGACAAGCCGCTCACGCCCACGCTGGTGAAAGACATCGTGGACGGCGTCAACGCCAAGGGCCGCGAACTGGTAACGGGCGGCTATCTGCTGGGCTTTACCTGCTGGTACGACGCCACCGTCAACGACAAGGACACGCTCAAGGCGGGCAAGCTGGCCATCGACTACGACTACACGCCCATCCCGCCGCTGGAAAACCTGATGCTGCGCCAACGCATCACCGACCGCTATTTGCTGGACTTCGCGTCCAAGGTCAACGGCTAACAGGAGACAACCATGGCCGCACTGCCTCGCACCCTGCGCAAATTCAACCTGTTCAACGATGGCATGTCCTTCATCGCCGAATGCCTGTCGGTCAAGCTGCCGGCGCTCAAGATGAAAACCGAGGACTACACCGGCGCCGGCATGATCGGCCCGGTGGCGCTGCTCAAAGGCGTGGAAAAGCTGGAGATGGAACACACCTACAACGGCCCCATCCCGGAAATCATCGCCACCTTCGGCGCGGAAAAGCACGACGCCGCCAAGCTGCGCTGGATGGGCAGCTATGCCAACGAAGCCACCGGCGAAAGCCACGCGGTGGAAATCGTCGCCGCCGGCCGCCACAACGAACTGGACTCCGGCGACGCCAAGGCCGGCGAGAACGGCGAGTTCAAAGTCAAAACCGACCTGACCTACCTGAAATGGATCATGGACGGCAAAGAGCTGATCGAAATCGACATCGTCAACGACGTGTTCAAAGTGGCCGGCCAAGACCGCATGGCCCAGCACCGCGCCAACGTCGGCCTGTAATCCCCACCTCTAGGAACCCCAAACCATGAACGAAAACACCATCCAGCTGGACGCCCCCATTCAACGCGGCGAAATCAAGATCGAAACCATCCAGCTGCGCCGCCCCGGCGCCGGCGAGCTGCGCGGCCTCAAGCTGGCCGACGTGCTGCAGCTGGACGTAGACGCCGCCATCAAGCTGCTGCCGCGCCTGTCCATGCCGGCGCTGACGGAAGAAGAAGCCAAGCGGCTGGACCCGGCCGACCTGCTGCAATGCGCCACCGTGGTGGCCGGTTTTTTGTTGAAGAAATCGGAGCAGCCCGCCAGCCTCTCCCCGGCAGCGTAGACGACGCCATCGCCGATATCGCCACCATATTTCATTGGCCGCCCTCGGCCTATAGCGCCATGCCGCTGGCCGAGCTGGCCAGCTGGCGCGAGGCGGCCCGCCTAAGATCAGGAGCCGCCGACGATGAATAGCCAGCTGAAAATCGAAGTGCTGCTGGCGGCCGTGGACAAACTGACCCGGCCGCTCAAGCAAGCCATGGCCGGCAACCAAGCGCTGACGCGCGCGGTGAAGGAAAGCCGAGACCAGCTCAAGCAATTCCAAGCCGCGCAAAGCAGCATCGATGCCTTCCGCAAACTCACCAAAGAAAGCAAGGACACCGGCCAGGCGCTGGCCGGCGCGCGCCAACGCTTGGAAGCCGTCCGCCAGCAGATGGAACAGGCAGGCGGCGCCAGCATCAAACTATCCCGCGAATACGCCGCGGCAGAACGCGCCGTAGACAAACTCAGCATGGCCCACCGCAAGCGCCTGGATGCCGCCCGCGCCGCCTCCACCGCGCTGCAGAAAGAAGGCATCGACACCCGCCAGCTTTCCGCCACCGAAACCACCCTCGCCGCCCGCATTCAGGAAACCAACCGCGCGCTGGAAGCGCGGCAAAGCAAGCTCGATGCCGTCGCCCGCAGGCAACGCCTGCTCAACGAGGCGCAACAACGCTACAGTCACCAGCTGGAAGTCCGCGACAAGATCGCCGGCGGCGGCGCGGCCACCGTTGCCACTGGCGCAGCCATTGGCGCGCCGGTGTTCAAAATGGTTGGCGATTTCAGCCAGTTTGAAAATGCCATGCTAGGCGTCGCGCGCCAGGTAGACGGCGCCCGCGACGACAACGGCAAGCTCACCGCCACCTATTACGAAATGGGCGATGCCATCAAGGCGATGGCCACGCAAATCCCAATGGCCACCACCGAGATTGCCGCCCTGGTGGAAGGCGGCGCGCGCATGGGCGTGAAGGGCAAAGCGGATTTGCTGGAGTTCGCCCGCGTGGCTGCACTGGCCGCCACGGCGTTTGATCTGCCGGCGGACCAGCTGTCCGAAGACATGGGCAAGATCGCCAACGTCTACAAAGTGCCGATCAAAAACATCAGCGAGCTGGGCGATGTCATCAACTACCTGGACGACAACGCCCAATCCAAAGGCGCGGACATCATCAACGTGATGCAGCGCATCGCCGGCAACGTCGGCAGCATGGATTACAAACAGGCCGCCGCCCTGGGCAGTACCTTCCTGTCCCTGGGCGCATCGGCGGAAGTGGCCGCCACCGCCAGCAAAGCCATGGTGCGCGAGCTGCAGATCGCCGCCAAACAACCCAAGCGCTTCCAGCGCGGCCTAAAAGAACTGGGCCTCAACGCCAAGCAGATCGAAGCGCAGATGGCGCACGATACGACAGGGGCCATCCTCAAAGTCTTGGAGGCCGTCAACAAGCTGCCCAAGGTCAAACAAATGGGCGTGATGGTGGATCTGTTCGGCAAGGAATATGGCGACGACGCCGCCAAGCTGGCGGATAACTTGGGCGAGTACCGCAAGCAGCTGGCGTTGGTCAACGATGCCAAGGCCAAGGGCAGCATGCAGCGCGAAGGTGACGCCAGCAAAGACACACTCACCGCGCAATGGCAGCTCACCAAGAACCGCCTGTTCAACCAATCGTCGGAAATGGGCAAGGCGCTGCGCCAGCCGCTGATGGACATCATGAAGGCGGCCGCGGATGTGCTGGAGCGGATAAGCGCCTGGACCAAAGCCAATCCGGAGCTGGCGGCCACGCTGGTCAAGATCGCCGCGGCCGTATCGGTGCTGCTGGCCGTAGCCGGGACGCTGGGCCTGGCCATCGCCGCTGTCCTTGGCCCCATCGCGCTGGCCCGCCTCAGTCTATCCACCCTGGGCATTCGTGCTGGCGGCGTGGTGGAAAAGCTGGTCGATTTGCGCAAAGCCGGCGCAGGCGCGGGGCAATCCCTATCCGGCAAACTGTCCGCCGGCGCGGCCGCCGCCAAACGCGCCGGACAGGGGCTGGCTGATGTCTGGCGCGCATCCAGCCCGCGCGAACCACTCAAGCGCCTATGGGCATGGACCAAGGGGCTGAAAACCACCCTGCCCGCCGCCATGCGCGCAGCCGGCGCGCGCAGCGTAGAGCTGGCGCGCGCCATGGGCGCCGGCCTGGTGGACAAGTTCAAGTCCGGCAAGCTCGCCGTCTATAAGTACACCGCCGCGCTCTGGCGCGCCGTTGCCGCCCAGCTGGCACTGGCGCGCGCCAGCGCCGGGTCAAAACTCGGCGCGGTAACGCCGTATGTCAAAACCCGCGGCGTCAAAGGCATGGCCATGGATGGCCTCAAGGGCGGCGGCCGGCTGCTGAAGGGCGGAATCGTCGGGGCGGCATCCGGCGCGGCCAGTGCCATCATGGGCATTGGCCAGGCGCTGATGTTTGTCGGCCGGCTTGCCATGGCCAACCCCATCGGCCTGGTCATTGGACTGGCCGCTCTGCTCATCTACAAGTATTGGGAACCCATCAAGGCTTGGTTCAGCGGCTTTTGGGAAGGGCTGAAAGAAGGGCTGGCGCCGCTGGGGGCGATATTCGATCAAGTCTTTGCCGCCATCGGCCCGGCGCTGGAGCCGCTGCGCCCGGTATGGGATTGGCTGGTCGGGGCATTCAAGACCGCGTGGGAATGGGTATCCAAACTGCTGGGGCCGGTCGATTCCAGCAAGCAAAGCCTGGATGCAGCAGCAAACAGCGGCAAGGGCTTCGGCAAAATGCTGGCCGGGCTGATCGTCATCGGCGCAGAACTGGCCGCCAAGTTCATCACTGTGGGCCTGGACATCATGTCCGGCATCGTCTCAGGCATCAAAAAAGGCATCGTGTGGGTCAAGGACGCCATCCTAGGCGTGGGCGACATGCTGCCAGAGTGGCTACGCAAGAAGCTGGACATCCACAGCCCATCACGCGTATTCGCAACCATCGGCGGTCATACCATGGCCGGCCTGGAGCAAGGTATAGACAAAGGCCAGGCCGGCCCGCTGGCCAGCATGCGCGAAGCTGCCAAACGGCTCACCGCCGCCAGCGCCGGCATAGCCATCGCCACCGCGCCCGCCATGGCCGGCCAGTTGGACAACCGCCCGCCTCTGCGCGCCAGCGCGCCGGCCGCCTTGGCCTCGCCCACCATCAATATCACCGTCAACGCCGCGCCAGGCATGAACGAGCAACAGCTCGCCGCCGTGGTGCAGCGCCAGGTAGCGCAAGCGCTGGCCCAGGCCGCCAGCCAGCAAGCCGCCGCGCGCCGTTCCCGCTTTGGAGACCATGACTAATGGGGAAGTGGATTGGAGTAGATCTGGATGGAACACTTGCGCAATACCATGGCGCAATGGGGGAAATAATTGGGGAACCAATCAAGCCCATGCTGACCCGTGTGCGTGAATGGCTGAGCGTGGGAAGGGAGGTAAGGATTTTCACGGCCAGGGCGGGAGATCCAACGCAGTTACCGCTCATCACAGCATGGCTGTTACAGCATGGCTTGCCGCCGCTGGAAATTACCAACATCAAGGACTTCGACATGATCGCGCTTTACGACGATAAGGCTTTCCGCGTAAAGCGCAATGTCGGCTACATTTGCGGAACCTGCTTCCGCCTGGGTAGAGGGAGGGAAGAATGCTAGGCATGCCCATGATGGCCCTGGGCCTGTTCGTGTTCACGCTGGATACCCTGCCCTATCAGGATTTCAAACAGCAATACGGCTGGCGCTGGCCTAGCAATAGCCGCGTCGGCCTGCGCCCGGCGTATCAGTTCCTGGGGCCGGACGAAGAGTGCATCACCCTGTCCGGCCGGCTGATGCCGGAGCTAACCGGCGGCGAAACCGCCCTCAGCCTGCTGCGCCTGATGGCGGACCAAGGCCGCGCCTGGCCGCTGATCGAGGGCACCGGCACACTGTACGGCTATTTTGTGGTGGAGAAGATGGACATCAACCGACAGGAGTTTTTCAGCGACGGCGCGGCCAGGTGCATAGACTTCACCCTGTCGCTCAAACGCGTGGACGATCAGCTGCTAGACCTGCTCGGCACCGTCACCCACGCCATGCTGGAGCTGATCCAATGACCGGCGCAGGGCAGCTATTCGAGCAAACCGCCAGCCAGTTGGACAGCCTGGTCACGCAAGCGTCGGATGCACTGCGCCAGTGCCAGCCGCGCTGGCCTGTCTGCCGCATCCTGCTGGGCGGCAAGGACATCACCCGCAACATCACGCCGCGGCTGATCAGTCTGACGCTCACCGACAACAGGGGATTTGAAGCGGACCAGCTGGACATTATGCTGGATGACAGCGACGGCAAGCTGGACATCCCGGAACGCGGCATCACCGTCAAGCTGGCGCTGGGCTGGGCAGACGGCCCGCTGGTGGACAAGGGCAGCTATATCGTGGACGAGGTGGAGCACACCGGCACGCCGGACACCCTCACCATCCGCGCACGCGCCACCGACCTGCGCGCCGGCATCGCCACAAAACGGGAAAAGAGCTGGCACCAAACCACCCTGGGCGCCATCGTGCAGGCCATCGCCAAAGCCAACGGCCTGACACCGGCCATACCCGCCTGGCTGGCCAAGCAAAAGATCGAACACATCGATCAAACCAGCGAGAGCGACGCCAACCTGCTCAGCCGCCTGGCCGAGCAATACGACGCCATCGCCACCGTCAAGCAAGGCCGGCTGATCTTCTGCAAAGCCGGTGACGCCGAAACCGTCACCGGCCAGCCCTTCCCCGCCTGCCTGATCCGCCGCCAGTCCGGCGATAACCACCGCTTCAACGTGGCCGACCGCGACGCCTACACCGCCGTCAAAGCCTACTGGCACGACGTGCGCGGCGCGAAGAAAGGTGAAGTCATCGTCAACCAAGACACCAAATTTGAACGCCGCGCCACCGTCACCAAGCTAGGCCGCAAAAGCAAGCGAACAAAGCTCACCGCCATCCAGCAAAAGGGCATCGAACCCAGCAGCGAAAACATTAAAGTCCTACGCCACGTCTACGTCAGCGAGGCCACCGCGCTGCAAGGCGCCAAAGCCGCCTGGCAAAAACTGCAGCGCGGCGTAGCGGAATTCTCCATCACCCTGGCCGAAGGCCGGCCGGAGCTGTTCCCAGAGCTGCCCGCCCAGGTGCAGGGCTTCAAGCCCGTCATCGACGCCACCGGCTGGGTGCTGAAGAAAGTCACCCACCAGTTGGGCGACGGCGGCTACACCACGGCGCTGGAGCTGGAGGCAAGGCTAGAGGATGTGGCGGGGTGATGGATGTCAGCTTGCCAGACTGCGCGCAAGGATTAATCATACACACTTATACACATTTCACTTGCACCGGCCGAAATGGTGTGTAACAATACACACACCAATAAGGAAGGAGACTATGCGAAGTGATGAACTGATAAAGATTGTAGAAGCGGACGGCTGGGAGTTGGCAAGAGTCAACGGCAGCCATCACCACTTCAAGCACCCTGTCAAAAAGGGGTTGGTAACGGTCCCCCACCCCAAGGGAAATCTACCAAAAGGAACCGTAAATAGCGTTTTGAAGCAAGCCGGCCTGAAGTAAGGCCGGTTTTTTGGAGATTTTACTTTCCGATCAGAAAGTAAAGCATCGCAGGAGCGAACAATGTTATTCCCGATTGCCATTCATAAAGACGAAGGTTCTGTGTATGGCGTCACCGTCCCGGATGTGCCAGGGTGCCACTCCTGGGGCGATACCGTCATGGAAGCCATCGAGAACACCAAAGAGGCCGTAATCGGCCATATTGAAACCTTGTTGGAGCTGGGCGAAGAGCCTAGCCTCACCCAAACCCCCATCGAAGAGTTGCAGGCCAATCCTGACTACGCCGGCGCGCTGTGGGCATATGTGGATGTAGATCTGACAAAGATGAACACAAAGGCGGAACGATTCAATGTGAGCTGGCCCAGCTTCGTCTTGTCACAAGTAGACCGCTACGTAGAGCGCCACCACGACACCCGATCCGGCTTTCTCGCCCGCGCCGCGCTGGAGCTGATCAACAAAGAAAAGCAGGCAGAAACCGCCTGACGCCCCCTCCTTTCTTCTTGGTAGTCGAAGCGCCCCACATGGGGCGCTTTGGCTTTGGTAAGCTAGAAACATGCAAACACAACAAAACCCCAGTGAGCTACTCAAGGCATGGCAGGCATTCAGCCAGCAAACCGACATCGGCCCCATACGTGACGCCGCGCACTATGACCAGCTGTGCGATCTACTGAATGCCCTATGGGACGAAACACAAGGCAAAACAGAGCATCCGCTGGAGGGCTTGTGCCAACTGGTTGGCATGCTGGTGGATCGCTACGAGCAGGCCCACCACCCGGCCAATCAAGTCAGCGGCCTGGATGCATTGCGGTTTCTCATGCAGGAACACGGTCTGCAACTTGGCGACATGACCGAGATTGGCAGTCCGGTGACGGTGGCCGAAGTTTTGGCCGGCGCGCGCGAACTGAGCCTACGCCAAGTAAAACAGCTGGCTGCTCGCTTCGGCGTCAGTCCTGCAACCTTCATCGACTGATCCACTGCCGCCGGTGGATAACCCTGTGCACAACCACCGCCAGGGCAATAACACAGCGCCTCTCGTCGGAGGCGCTTATTTTTTAGGCGACGATTGTGGTCGGCAACAGCACAACAAGCGGCCCGCCGCCAAGCTGCCGGCGCGGCTACAGTGGGCGCATCCACATGCCGGAGCGCCCCATGGACTTTAACCGCCTGAACTACTACGCCGCCCTTTCTGACGATGACTTGAACGAAGCCATCGCCGCCAGCTACTGGTGCATACCCGACGAAGTGCGGGACGCGCCCTACTTCCATCATCCCAACTACTGCCGGGACTGGTTCGAGTCGGCCAAGATCGTGGCGGACATCGCCATGAATCAGGGCGGCGAAGTGCAGGACGCATTCGATGCCGCCTTGTCTCGCATGGCCAGCGGCAGCGCCAAGCCCCGCGACATCCTGCTTGTCTGCGCCCCGCGCGAGATCTGCGTGGCTGCGCTGTTTGCCGCGTGCGCCACAAGCTCACCCCATGCGCTGCCGGCGCCAGCACAATGAGAAAGCGCCTCTTGCGGGAGGCGCTGGTTTGGTTCTGGGATGATATGGGCGGCTGTCATTCCGCTTTCTTACTGTAAAGCTGGTGGATCGCCCCTGCGGGGCATCCACCCTACAAGCTTCGCGATATCCGGGGTACGCGGTTAGACTCATAAGTCACCAAGTACGGTTGGATCAAACCCCCAAGAATGATCTGGATTGCGCGTGCAACGAACAATCGTCGTCTTGTTTCCCTTAGGACCTACTTCTCTCAGCTTAAGTGCCCCATCACATTTAGGACAGAGCCCACCAATCTTTGTGACAAATATCTCCCCTGATTTTTTTGACTCAAAATTTACAAAAGGTGGAAATCGAGCAAATCGCATACGATTCAACGCAACCCCAATTAAAAGGGAAGTGCCACTCAGCCCAAGCAACAGCATCCAAAGATATTGATAGGCCGTTGCCCAAACACTCCAAATGCTAGCTACACTCCCAACAATACCAAGCAAGCTAGAAACTATTACCCAAGCAACTTTTACTGGATGTCCACCTAGTGAAAGAGGTGTGATCTTTACCCGCTCAATGTATGCGATCGGCTCTGAATTACCAACACCGACAGAGATATTATTGCCTGAGATAATATTATTCTGACCCGCATTAAAACTTTGATCCCCTGAAATAGATGAGTTCCTCACCCCCAAATCTACCAAGGCACAACCACAGCTTTTGCAGAAACGATCTTCTCTATCATGGAGAGATCCACAATTTGAACAATGCATGCGATAGTCTCTTAAAGAGAAATTTCCTCAACACCACAAATAGGACTAGATAAACATTAATAGAGCCTAAATCTTCATAATTAATAGGCTATAAGTTCTTTTAACCACCATTAGAATGGTAAGAATCAAATTCACAGTTATAAATATTAAAAGAGGTGCAATAAAATAAATACAAATCCAATTCTTTACATTCAATTCCAAACCATCAACACTAAAAAAATGAAAATCCAACTCTAAAGGGACAGAATCTACAAGAACATATAAAAAGGAAAACATAACCAGCAACATAGAAACAATAACGGAGTAAGATATATTGCTATACAACTGTTCAAGCAAACGCTTCTTTTCCTTAAAGAAAGAGACACCCCCAACACAGGCCCTAGCATCATTCCTATCTTCAAGCTTGTTCTGCTGCTCATAGACCAACATGAGGACACTAAGCAGCAGCGCTGTAAATATAGACCCAAAATTCACAAGCATGGAAAGGACGTCGGGCTTAACTCCACTCCCTTTTACTCCATATAAAATACCAAATATTAATGGCACAACATAAAATGTAAACAAGTCTAACTTTGATCTTTTACCAGAGACATCACCCAGCGTCCCCAAATGATCCTTGACAATTAAAAAGAAATTAATCTTTGCGCTCATAATATATCTCCACGCCAGGGTAAAGATTTTCGCAAAATTCCGCAATTATACTGGACACCCACTTTCGCATACTGACCAGCTTTGGCATGCCATCAACTTTCTCAACCTCAGAAGGTACATCAATCTGGCAAACTACATTATCATTAACAAGTCCTACTCTAAACACACGTTTCCTATCTCCTAGCTGTACCACTGTCTTTATCTGTTCACCCATTGGCGATAAGACCTCAACCAACCTTGCTTGTTCGGTATCGGCCTGAAAGAATTTTTTGAATGCTCCAAAATGCTTCCTGCGTTGCGGTTTCATAACCAGCGTTGGCTCAAAATGACCACCATTCACTTCGACATCTTCGAGTTCTTTTACTGCATTAAATTTTACTACTTTTATTTCTTTTGCGATAGCATCCTGCCACTCAATCAATGCTTTTTCATAAGAAAGCGGGTGCATCGAGATTGCTAGTGGAACCCTTTTCCTAAAAAAATCACTAAATTCATTTAGGAAAACAGTTTTTACACCATCTCCGCGAAATGTACTCATCACACATATAGCTTCATCGCACCCACGAGGAATAAAGAAATGGATATAGTACTGAATCATATCCGAATTCTTCACCCCTTTCTTAAAGACCGTTTTCCCACTCTCAATATCAACTATGTCAGTTCCAACACCATAAAATCCAGACTTCATATTGCATGACAACTCTCGCCTATCGTCATCACATTTCAATCCAGAAAAAGAATAGCTTCTTTTTTCCTCTTCGATTCTCTTAACTCTCCCATCGCTGACACCTTCGAGAAATGACTTCAAAATAATATATAGATCATTACCTCGAATATCGTCCAACTTACAGTAATCCGGCCGCTTGTTCTTTTTATTTTCAGGATCAAAACAGCGCATTGTATACGGTGATATGGAGTGCATTATAGAAAGCTTTCAATAAACAAAAAACTAAAGGCGGCTAAAGTTTAATTTCCCGAACAGAAATTATCAGTACTGCTAAAAAAGAAATTACACAACATAATGCAGCTATAGAGGTCGTACTTGTCGCTGTTAAGGATGGCGACTTGCAGATTCGATGCCATGTCGTTGATGAACTGCAGCGTCTCTTGCGCCAGCTCCTTGGGTTTGGGTGCAGCGATCAGCAGGGCAGAGAAGATGAGGGCGAGCACGGCAAACGACCGCTGTTCCATGGGAGTGTCCTGAGCTTTATTTTTATTAGCACCAAATGCCGATTGGAAGCCGTAGGATACCATGACAACGCGATGTGATTCACATGTGAGAAAGCCCGGGCATGCCGGGCTTTTTTCTAATCTACGACTCAGCAGCAAGACCGCCGGATGGGAGTCTAGCTGTTCGTGTAGCTCTCGACGAAGGACTGGGTACTGGCCAGCCAGGCGCGGCGGGCTTTGTCATCGAGTTGGTTGATACGGGCCAGTAGGCTGCTGTCATCGTTTGACAACGCCGCACCATTACGAACACCTGTCACAACGTACAGGACATCGAAACCTACAGCATGCAGAAGGTTGAGGGCTTCAGCGTTTGGAAAGCTGCGGCCAGCTTCATACGCCATATAAGTCGTATAGCCAACGCCGGCGGCCTTTGCGCCATCCTGCTGCGTAAAGCCCAGTCGGTTTCTTTCCTCTCGGAGCCGGTCCCCAATATTCAATTTTTAACCTCTCGCAAAGCGCACCCATCCATTTTCAGACGGAAACATGTTGCAACATTCAGAATTCAGATGTACGATGCAAAGCAATTCAGATTTCAGATGATGGTACCGCATATGACCACCACCGCACAGAGTGGCCGAAGGGTTTACGGTCCACGTGGTGTAGCACAGTCAAAACCCGTGCAGATGCGCCTGCTGCCTATTGAACGCTACCTCTTCAATAAGCTGAAAGAAAAGCTAGGCATGTCGGAGAGCAGCCTAAGCCGCGAAATCTATCTCGTTGGCCTGCCCACCTTCCTGGCCCTGCACGGTCTGACGGAATGGGCCAATGCTATCCAAAACGCATTTTCAGCATAACCACCGAACCGGAGGGCTTACTGTGGCAACCAACTTTCCCCAGCAGCATCAGGCATTGAATCAACACTTGGCCATGCACTACGGCATGACTGCCGGCGTGTGCGCCTATGCCGCCAAGTACATGCTGAAGTGCAAAACCGAAGCTCAGCTCGTGGCTGCTCTGGACGAATACCGCCAGCTGCCGCCAGCGCCCAAACCGCGCTAAAGCCTCGCCCACATAAAAGCCGCATAGGCACAGCAAGGAAACCGTGATGGACAGACTCAGGATTGCGTATCAGGACATGTGCAAGGCCATGGCCGGCGGCTGGTCCGCCATGGCGGCGGCCTTGGGCTTTAGCAAGGACGGTCTGGAAAACCGCGTGTACGAGCGCAAGGGGCAAGCGGTTTCCGTGCATGAGGCCATGCAGATGCAAGCCTTTAGCGGCACCACACTGTTTGCCGAGGCCGTGGCGGCGGAGGCCGGCGGCGTATTCATCCCGCTGCCGGACGTGGAAGCGGTGGACGATGAAGAAATCCAGCGCGTGTACATGGAGCTGGTGGACGAAGTGGGCCGCCTGGCGCGCGAATGGCGCGAAGCCACCCGCGACGGCGAGGTGGACAAGCGTGAACGCCAACGCCTGGAGGCCATCCGCGACGCCATCTGCACCAAGGTGACGCAGATGAACCATCTGACCTTTCAAGTGTTCTGCCGGAGCTAATCACCATGGCCTTTATCTGCCCGCACTGCAAACAAGTCGCCTACACCCGCACCAGCCGCTATTTGTCCGACCTGACACAGGAGGAATATTTGACGTGCTCCAATGTCACCTGCGGACACAACTTCAGCACCTTTCGCGCCGTGCGTGAAACGCTCAGCCCGTCGGCGCTGCCGCGGGCCGGCATCCACATTCCAATGGCTACCAAGCAGCGGCTTGTCGAGGTGCAGCTCCTGATTCGCAGCCAGAAAGCTGGCACGGAAAACCAGCTAGAGCTGCCAGGCCTGACCGCCTAAGCCCTACCCCTCCCCCTCTCATTGAAAAATCGCACCGCGCCGTGCGAGGGGGCTTTTTACGCCCAAAAAACGCAGCACACAGGAGAAAACGCCATGCAACAGCCCCAAGCGCCCCGCCTTGCCAAGCTCCGTTATGTCCGTTTTGCCAATGGCACCGCCTGCTATTCCACTGCCGGCCGCGAGTTTGCCAGCCTGGGCAAGTGGCTGGAATACCTGGGCTGCTGCGCCCTGGTGCTGCTGTTGATCGTGCTGCAGTTTGTTTTGCCTGCCTGATTCTGGAGCCATCGCCATGAATGCCACTACCCCTGTTCAATCCCCCTGGCGCGATGCCGCCATGCGCAAACTCGACGAGATAACGGAGCGCGCCGAAGCCAAGAAAAAGGCCCAGGCCAAACTGGCGCCGGCGCATCTGCCGGTGGAGCCTGTGCGCCGCGAGGTGGCCGGGCCGCAGCTGGTGGCGGTGGACGAGCTGCAAGCCAAGGTGCTGACGCCTGCGCAGCTGGACGCGCTGGCGGACATTCAGGACGCCATCAAGGTATTGGCGCAAGTGGAACGCGGCATCAATCAGCAAATCTTGCTGAATGGCCTGCAGCTGCGCCAGTTGGCCCTGCATCAGCCGGGCATGGTGATAGAAGCGATTGAAAACATGCTGCCCGAGGCGCGCATAGCGGAAGCCAAGCTGCTGCGCGGCGGCCTGCCGCTGCGCGCCGAACCGCAGCAAGCCGCGCCGGCCGTCCGCGAGGAGCGCGCCGCATGAAGACGTGCCGCCTGCCTGATCTGGACCGTTTCCCGCGCCACCTGGGCCGGGCGATTGGCCGCGAGTGGCGCCAGCGACGGGGCGCGTCCCTGGTGCTGGCCCAGGATCAGGCAGATCCGCGCGAGGCCGAGGCCAACGCCTGGCTGCGCGACCTCACCCGCTTTATGCCGCGCGACGCGCTGCCGCTGGGCGCGTGCGAGATGGAGCTGGTGGAGTTTGCCAAGCAGCGTGCGTTTGAGGCGGACCAGCTGCTCAGCCGTGGCGCAAACATGGAGCAACTGGAACGCTACTGCGCCCGCTATGGCGTGGAGCCGCCGGCCGGCAAAACAGCTACCGGCCGCGCCAAGCGCGTGGCATGCAGCCTGTGGTGGCGCCGCGCCCTGCGCCGCGCCAATGCCCGCCGCAGCGAACACTTGTCCATCCAGCTGGGGCTGGTGCATCGCCGCCATGGCCTGTACGCCAGCCATGACGCCATTACCCGCCGCCGCGAGCAGAAGCGCCGCAACCGCGGCTTGCTGGAAGCGCTGGCCGCCATCAACGAGCTGGGCCAGGAATACACCCTGCAACAGCTGGCGGACCTGAGCACCAGCAATCCGGTGATCCGCCGCGCCGAGCTGATGGTGCGGATTGCCGGTTTCGAGCATATCGCCGTGGGCCTGGAATACGCCGGCGAGTTCATCACCGTTACCGCGCCCAGCAAATTTCACCCGCGCCATGCCAAGAGTGGCAAGCGCAACGCCAAATACAACGGCGCGACACCCATCGACACCCGCGACTATCTGCAAGCCGTGTGGTCACGCATTACCGCCGCCATGGCGCGCATCGGCGTCCGCCCGTTTGGCTTCCGCGTGGCGGAGCCGCACCACGATGGCACGCCGCACATGCATGCGCTGCTGTTCATGGCCAAGGACAAGGTCAAAGCCTTCCGCGCCATTGTGGCCCGCTATGCCGTGCGCGAAGACCGCCAAGAGCTGGGCCTGCGCTATGCGCTGACCAAGGCCGATGCCATGCAGGCGGCACGCGGCCTGCGCGCCAATGGCGCCAAGGGCAAGCTGGCGGACATCGCCGCCAAGATCGGCAACGAGGCGGATTTTTGGGCCAACCCGCCGCGCTGGGTGTGGAAAGGCATCAAGGCCCGCGTGGCGTTTGAGGCCATCGACTGGAAGCGCGGTACGGCCGCCGGCTACATCGCCAAGTACATCGCCAAGAACGTAGATGGCGCCAAGCACAACGGCGACAGCGTGGGCGTGGACTTTGAAGCGCTGGACCACGCCGGCGTGGCCGGGCCGGATGACGGCGCGAGCAAAGACCAAGCCTCCGCCACGGATGCCACCGTTACCGCCATCCGCGTGGATGCCTGGGCCAGCCATTGGGGCATCCGCCAGTTCCAGCAGATTGGCGGCCCGCCGGTGGGCGTGTGGCGCGAGCTGCGCCGCTGGGACTATCAAGCAGCCGACGCCGAAGACGTGCTGATGCATGCCGCCATTGCGGCCGATACCGGCAATTGGGGACGCTTTGTCCACCTGATGGGCGGCCATGAGGCCAAGCGCGCCGACATGCCGCTCAGCACCGCCCGCGACAGCCAGCCGGCGGAAAACCGCTACGGCGAACCGGGACAAAAGCGCGTGTTTGGCGTGGTGGAAGTTGCCAGCGGCCAATTGGCGCAAACCCGCGTCCATGAGTGGCAGATCAGCCGCAAGGCCGCCGGGGTTGAGGGAAGCGCAGCTTCCCCTTGGACTCGTGTCAATAACTCTACGTTTTTGCCAGTGCCGCCCCAGGGCGAGATTCAGCCGGAATGGCAGTTCAGCGAGGCTGACCGCGTGCTGGTGGAAAGCCAGGACGACGACAGCTACCTGCTCACCGCCGAGCAGCTGGCCGCCCGCCGCGAATACGAGGCGCACCAGCGCTATCTGCGCATGTTTCCGGAATTTGTCCATGAGTGGGCGCAGCGCGGCATCGAGGCCCACCAGATGGCCGCCGAGCGCCAGCGCGAAGCCAGCCGCGAGCGCGTCCGCATGCAAAAGATCAACCGCCGCCTGGCCGCCAACCTGGGCATGACGCACCGCCAAGGCATGGAAGTGCTGGACGCCATCCGCGCCCAGGCGCTGGGCACCGATAAGCCGCGCCGCCGCCAAGCCCGCCCGCGCGACGAGCGCTGGAGCGCCGGCGGCCCAGGCATCGCCGTTTCTCAACAGCTGGCCCAGGCAACCGCCAGGGCGCGGCAGTGGATCAACCAAGCAGGCCGCGCGTGAGCGGCGAGGAGGAAGCATGTCTGGACTGGATAAGAGTGAGTTTTTCGAGGCATTGCACTCGGAATTTGAAGAGGCAAAAAGCAAGCGCACCAGCAGCGCGGTGGTGGTTTGCCGGTTTCTGCGAGACGGAGATGTAGAGCGGGCCCGTCTTGCACTGAGTAGATGCTTTGAACCAGCTGATCAGAAGTTCCACGAACTGTTGACGCGAATGGGCGAGCTGCTAGCGCGGGAGCAAACAACCAACGAACAGGAGCAAGCGCAATGA